ATTAAGCGCGCTAGGCATTTTGTTCAAAGGCACTTGGAAGTCGTTGAGGATAGTAATACCAGCTCTCGTCACTTCTTCGAAACTAACAACACCGTAGTTCGCCTTCGCAACGTCGTTAAACTGCTTCATTAACGTTGCGCCTTGTTCTAGACGTGTGTTCAAATTTGCAGAAAGTCGCGGAACACCCGAAAAGATTTCGTACAGAGAACTGCTAAGTTCTCCGGGTTCTGCAATAGCCTTTCCTGACTTCATAAAGTCAACAACGGACTTGCTTAATCGTTCTGCAATCTGTGGAGTAACTGCCGTTGGTGCTCGGACTGGACGTGCTTGTGTTGCAGCAAGCATCATCTGAGTTTGGAAATCAGACGCTTGCTTTGCGACGATTCCTGCGGTCAAAGTCCCCACAGCACCGCCAAGCATGACTGTACGGCCAAGATGTTCAAGCTGTCGCATTCGCGCCATGAACATTTCAGGCCCACGCGCTTGACGTAAGGCAACATCGAAATCATCAACTTTCCCTGTAAGGAGGGAAATCTGCTGACCCGCCGTTACGATCTGAGCATTCTTCCTAGCGATAGCTCTACCGTGAGCATTCTCAGCTTGAATGACTGCTTGTTCTGCGTTTGCTAGAGTGCTGTATTCTGTTTCCAGATTACGCAAACCAGTCACAAGGGTTTGAGCTTCAAGTAGCCGCTTCTGCTCTGCAATCAGTGGAGCGCCTCTAACTCCTTTTGCTCTCATCTGAGCGACACTCTTTTCACGACGCTCAACGTCAGCGATCATTCTCGCTCTGTTCTTCTGACTCACAGCGTCAAGAGTGGTTTGAATCTCCATCATTCGCAGAGAACGCTGAGCAGCGCCAGCTTCAAACGCGGCACGCTGAGCAGCAACTCTTTGCGCTGCCTTACCAACTTGCAGCTCAGTGAGTGAGTCTCTTAAAGCTTCACGGCGTGTTCTAGCGTTTCTAACAGCTACTTGAGCAGCAGCACGACCGCGCTCAAGAGATGCAATACGTTGCATTTGAGCACGATAGTCCCTACCTACCTGACGGATAACACCGCTAGCTAGGTTCTGAGCGCGAATACCTAGATAAAGATCACGATATGTCACTCTTGCTTCTTACTCTCTTCTTTTGAATACTCGTCGATAGCATTCAGACAGAGGATGAGCTTCTTAACGTGCTTTGGATCTTGATCGAACAAGCCACCTTCTTTGGGTAGAACGTGCAACCTCTCACATAAGGATGCACATTCTACCCAATATGTCGCTTCAAGAACAACACTCCTTGTGACTAGTCTTTCTCCACCGGCTCTAGTGTATCCATATTGAATGTCCGGCCCTCGTCCACGGATGACGAGTTCGACCGCCGAAGAAAATCCTCGAGAGTTTCTTCATCCTCCTCCTCATTGAGTTCATTGATGTAACGCTCAATCTCTGAACCAACGCGAGGATTCAGCAATTTGAATTCAAGAGGATTAGCGAAGTTAATGAGTGATTCATCGGCCTTCTGCAAATTGTGCTCACCGATGCAGTACGAGAAGTCGAACTGCGTAGCCCACTCACTGAGAGTTTCGAGTTCGATGGTCTGTTCAGTAACAGCACCGCGACCGCCCTTCGGCGTTCCAGCCTTCATCATCATCTTACTTGCTTTATCCCGACGAGTAAGCTTCATGCCGTAAGGCAAAGGCCGAAGCATAACGAAGCCGTCGGGCGGCGCGGATTTAAGATCGTAACGAGTGTAGTCGTTAGGATCAGTTGTAACTATAGGCATGATCCTCTCCTTTAACTACCCACTAAGGAATATTCGTTGGACTGATGCACTCCATCTTGTAGCCGCTACCACCAGCAATCGCAATAGCGCGACCATTGACAGTAGCCATAACGAGATCAGCCATACCGCTGAGTGATGTTTCATATGTGTTGTAGACAGTGTTGTAATTCGTGATTCTGAATCCGCTAGTAGCAGCAGCCCATGAACCGCCTACTCCACCGGGATTGATGCTCTCGAAACGAAGAGCACGTTTAACGAGATTCACGAAGTTATCGTATTCAGCGCGTGATACGAAGTCGAGTTCCGTGTCATAAGAAACCTCAGTGATGCCGTACTTGATGTACGACGCGCTACGCGCACGCGTAATACGGTTCTGAGGCTCTGCATTGTGATTGACAGTTTCCGTGAAACCGTTGAATGTCGTGTCGAATGCAGTAAATGTAGGAGTTGTGCCAGCGGCAGCAACATAGACACCGTGAGAATCTGCACCAAATAGATCAGGTGCAGCGAACGTGGGAACAGGAACAGCACCAGCAAACGGTGCCTCATTGAGACCAAGCATATTCATTGTCACTCTGAGCACACCGTTCTCAACGGTGAAAGCGTACTGACCTACGATGCAACCGCTGTAAAGGAATCCAACATTGTCTCTGACGATGGCAATGGACAAACCCTTTGCAGTTCCACCAGGATACGTTGTACCAGTGCCGGCAGGAACAGAAGAATATGTCCAAGGTGTCGCAGCACCTGTTTTCGTGGTAGTATGACGAGAGGCAAACATGAAGTAAGGCATATACCTAGCGTCAACTTCCATCACGATTTCACCCTCGACGTGATAATAGCTTTGCTTCACGTCGGAGTGCATCGTTTCCTGACGAATCTGCTCAGAGTAGTATCTATCAGGTTCTGTATACATCAGCGTCTCACTGAGAATCGGAACATAGATACCAAGCGCAGCATCGCCGTCAGATGGATCAAGTGGGGTACCATAGGTTGATTCGATACCTACCCACATCCACCCATGAGCACCAATATCAGCATCAGGCATCCTTTACTTCACCCCCTCTCCTTCTGCTTCAAGTTGTCTATCAGGGACAGGCTCAGGCTCTTCTTCTTCCTTTGGATCAGCAGCTTGTGCGAACTTGAATGCACTACCTTCAAGTGCATCCTTGAGTTTGACGCCGCGTACTTCTTCCCAGGCTTCAACATCTGCACTAGAAACGATTACAGAATCACCGTTAGGCACAGCAGCAAGTCCTGGAATGCCCACAACATCGCCCTTTGCGAATTTCTTGTCATCAAGTGAAATCTTAAGGCCCACGTCCCTCCTTTCTATTTAAATCGAGTTTCCGTTATCCCTTGCCATTGCAACCGTGTAGAGATTACGGCTGGCGATTGTGCGCTTCTTGGCGGTAAAGGCGCAAATACGTCGCTCTCTACGTGGCCTTGAATGACATGACCGCCTAGTGTAAGGTCGTTCCCTTCGATTAACTGTATGGTTTGTGTTGCAAGTAGACAATCTTCAAGACTCCTCGTTCTCTTAGATTGCGTTAAATCAGCGTGCATGATGAACAACGTGGCACGAAGCGTAACGAGGAACGTGGCCGTGCCGTGGAGATCCTTCTGGAAGTTACCAGGCTGAACAAGCACAGCGGGATAACTAGGGTACAACGTTTCCTCATATCTGCCAACAAACGAAAACGGCAACATCGAATTCTCGAGCAAGTCGGCAAGATATTCAACCAGATGTTCTGGACGTGTGAACTTATCAGGAACTACTATTGGCATTAACGCTCGACTCCGATAAAGCGACCGCGAGCACCACGAACAGAGTATCCACCACCAAACGCACGAACATTAGTTGGTGTACCAACTCGCCCTGTGGTTGTTGTGGCTAAGGATTCACCTGCAAAGCCGCCCGTTGTTGGCGTTGGTGCCAGAGGTTCTGCTTCCCAAGGCATAAGTTCTGGGCCTCGGTCGTACCAACGACTAAAGATCATCGCTATTTCTTCAACTGCTTCTGGACTCAAACCGATGAATGGACGCGCAGGCAATGCCTGACCACGACCAATATCAACACTTCCCTTAATAGGGCCAGCTTTCTCGCCTTTCTCTAGAAAGCCTTTGATCGTTCTTTGTGCTCTAGCAGTCTCTCTAGATTCAAAGGCAAGGCCGATGTTACTAGGATCACCAGTGCCACCTTGATGAAGAGGCCCGTAGAATGGAAGAGTCGATACATCGTAGACAATTGCCTCACCAACTATCTTCCAGCCAAACGGAGCATCTTCTTCTAGCACTCCTGTCCTGTGGAGAATGTCATCAGGAAAACCAGCCTTTCGCTTATCTTCAAGGTAATCAGGATCAAGCGGAGGCCATTCTCCACCATCAGGATCAGTTTCAGTTACAAATCTTTCTCTCGTGTCTTGCTGTGCAGTTAAGAGAGAAAAGACCATTGGATACGCAATATTGTCTACGTAATCAGCGAGCCACATGAATGAACCTTCGACCTGTCTTGGCTCAGGACTCCAATCGACATAAAACATCCTGCCGCCAAGTTCGGCAAAAGAACCGAGCATACGGCCCGGAACTTCAAAGGCCATTTCGCTCATGCAAACTCCTGTTCCATAGAGAAAAACGGGCCGGGAGCATCGTCATTCGGATAGAAGTCCGAAGTAGTCATATCCAATTCATTGGTTCCAATTGGAATATCATCCTCATCTACGACTGTCAGAGTCCCGGCCCGTATTTGGGTGAGCATCATTATTGCTTCATCGTAGAGAGCTTGCGCATATTCAGGGATATCAGGAATATCTTCTGAATATGCCTCTCTGTAAATGTAAGCTGCGATGAGCCGACCCGCTACACTACGAATGATCGCAGGTGTAGTTGATGGATCGGCCCATCCATTAAGCGTAACAGGAGCGAACACTCCCGCTAGCTGGCTCTTGACGATTCGGTAAGCTTCTACCTGAAACGACGAAGTAGAACCGTCAGTGACGGTTAGTTTATCGTCAGGAAGCCACCGCTTAATATCGTCGAGATCAGCTAGAAGTTGAGCCACTCTTTGTACCTGCCTTTGCAGTTGCAGGTGTAGCCTGCTGGCTTTCCTCAAGCTGTCCAGATGTTCTTACGCCTTCTTCCAGTGGTTCTGCAAGACCGAGAACCTGAGTAAGAGGCATTCCTGCTTCCGCAGCTTCAACTGCTTTTGCAGCGTTCTCTTTGTAATACATGGCAGGAGTCTGATCGCCTTCAACGGGCGGATATTCGTAATTACGAACAGCGCCCGATTCGACAAGCTGCTCCCACTGATCGTCACTCAGTCCAAGATCACTCTGTGAAACAGTTTCACCAACTGCCTTTTCCTTGATACTCGTAATGGCGCCACTAGCTTCATCAACTTCGGCACCATAACGAATAGGTGTGAACGCATAATACGTGTCGGCCATTTCCCCTCCTTTCTTTACGGAACAGCCGCAACAGCGGTCTTGATTAGGTACCCGGCATTTGCAGACACGATCTTGAGATCATACTTCCAGTTAGTACGAACGAGGTCAGACTTACGACCCTCTTCGCGCCAACGTTCAGTAGGACGGACACTACCATCGAGATACACCTGTGAGAACGTCTTGCCGAATGTCATTGTCTTCTGTCCAGGGGCATTGTCAACAATACCAAGCCAAACATCCTGACCCCAGAACGAAGCAATGGATTCGGCTAGATCGATGTTGTCAGCAGCGTTGTACTTTGAATCAACAACGTACATATTCCAGTCCGTTGCATCCGGCGGCAGACCAATCAAAGGCCGCCAATCGCCAATCGTCAGCGAAAAGTTCTGGAAACGAACAACAACACGAGGATGATTCTCGATCACACCAACTGCATCGAACGGAATAATCATCGTGTTCGGCCAACGACCCGTATCAAGATAAATGCGCCGAGTTGCAGTACGCAGGTTCGTGATCGGATCGCTTGTTGAAGAAGTACCACCAGTGTAATCACTCCACTGTGAAGCACCAGAGAGTGTTACAGTATGGCTACCGGCATAGTTCGCCGCATTACGGATCATCGTTGAAACGGACTGTTCGTGTTCGAGATGAAGCGAACGAGAAACGAGATTCGCTGCATCACGCTCAGGATCGATCTGTAGATCGCCTCCGAATACAGCCTGAGCAATACCACCGGCAGAAGCAAGTTCACGCCGTTCTTCATCAAAGACCGGAGACTGAAGTGCGTGTTCAATAGTCGAGAACACGTCAACACTCCATTTCCGACCCATGACCTCGTTAGCGACAGTACCAGGAGCACGCAGCGAACGGTAGATCAGCCAATCGCTACGATCATACACACGATACTGACCACTAGGAGTACGAACTGGAGTTTCAGGGAACAGCCTCAACCCATAGAGTTGCTGATCCTGGAAACCAACTGAGAAGTTGGTCAGAATGGGATCAACATAAAGTCCACTAGGATCATACATTTAGATCGATCACCTCCTCTCGTTTACGGTACCTTACCGCCACCAGGCGTAAGGACAACGCTGCACTCGGTTGTATCACCAGTTGAAGGCTCATCACAAATACCGAGAACAAACTGACCAGTAGTTGCAACTGCTGCCTTACCGACGTTCGTCGTCGAAACGAGCTGTCCTCTGTTGATTGCAGCAGAGGCTTCGACAACTGCGCGACCTTCAACCGCAATCGAAGCAAGTTTGCCCTTCGTGATTTCAGCGGCCGAGACACTGAAAAGTGCAACGCCATAAGCAAGTTCGCCAGCAGTGTTGCACGGATCGACAGCATCAGAAGCAGTATTGAGCTTAACGAACCGCTTCTTCGTCAAAGCAGCATTTGCACGACGACCCTTTGAAAGGCTATAGTTACTAGTAGCAGGCATTTATCCTCCTCTCTAATTACTTAGCGGTAACAGGGCTGAGATACTGCTCGTACAGAGCAGGATAACGCTCGACAGCAAGCTTAAGCGCTGCATCGAACTCGAGTTCGTCGTTCTTCACGATCTCATTTACCTTCTCTGCAAACAGCTTACGACCTTCGAGATTGCTTGCAGCCGTGAGAGTTGCACGATCTTCCTCAGGCGGTGAAAGTTCGCTGCCCTTGTTACCGTAATCGACAATGCCACCGTCGAATACGGTATCCATCACATCACTGAAATCACCGAGTGATGCGCTCTGCTCGTTGAACTTCTTGACGAGTCCGCCAATCTCTTCAACAGCAAGAGCAGAAAGACCATACGTAGTAGCTTCGAGCTTCGGATTATCCTCAGCATCCTTCTCACCAGTTGCACGGCTGAAACGACGCGCAGCAAGAGAATCAGTGAACTGCTTAACGACACGTTCACGATCCCTCTCTTCTAGCTTCTGCATCCGGGCAAACTCTTCCGGAAACATCTCACCGAAACGCTTCTGTTCTGAATGCTGCTTCTTGAGTTCACGAAGCGGTTCAAGCTCAGCAGTCATTCCTTCTACGTGAGAGACAACATCGATATCATCATTGATACCGAGCTTCTCACGCAAAGCCGCGAGAATTTCCTCGGGAGTCATCGATCCCTGTCCTCCTTTCGATGTTACAGTATCACTACGACTTGGGACAGTGCCATCCTCACCCTCAGGAGGTGTATCCAAACGCGAACCAGCAGAATCGTCTTCATTGATTGAGTAATCAGGGCCTTCTAGTGGTTCTTGGTGCTCTTCCGGTGCCATTTCTGCAACTGGCCCTTCCAACTCTTCTTCTGTCACCAATTCAGATGATTTTACCGCCGCTCCGATTCTGCTCATCGCAGCTTTGATCTTCTTCTTGATACTTGCAAGCTGACTCGACGTGTAGAATTTCGCATTCTTTGGCATGTTGATATAACTCCATGCCGCGCGAATGTGAGTCTCTGTATCAAGAGGATACCGTTTCTTATTATCACTGCGATAACCAGGATCAGCATAAGTTACATTACCGTACGGCGCTGTCTTTTTCTTCTTCTCTGCGAACTCTGGGTTCTCAATCATGATTTCGCTGAAATTAAGCGGAATCATTCCTTTGACGTATGGCTTGTTCGTGAGTGCACCACCGTCTAGAACATATGAATACTTTTCCTCCGTATGAGGATGAGTCCATGTATCGTAGTGCGACGTAGACCAATAATTCCATTCGCCAGCTTCGATTTCCTCCTTTGCGGTCGGCGTAAATTTTACAAACCCCCACAGGCCATCGTCTTTGACTTCAACTTCAAGAAGCTCGCCAGACGACTTGTTGCCCTTTGCTGGATCAAGGCCATGTTCGTAATCAGTGAATACATGCTGGTCTTTCACACGTTGATCGAAGTTGTCTTTCAACTGATGAGCGACCACTTCATCAATTGTGGTCTTACCGTAGATTGGGTGATCCCACGTGCTATAGGGATACAACTGAATCCACTTAGAACTGCCATTGATCCAGTCACCCTCAGCGAATGCCTTAACGGACGTTAGCAATGAAACGCTATCCCCCAACAGTCACACCTCCCTTCTCATTGAGGGTAACTAGCATCTTACGAGTGTCCAACCAAGAATCTATGTTATCCATCAGTTCTTTACGTTTGTCTTCCATTTCGAGCGGAATGTTCCTATACTGATTGTACAGTCTAGTAATGTTCTCCTCACAATCTTTAATTGTGAGAAGTTGGTTACTCTGCGGAGCTAGGAGATTTTCCGACATATCCTGATCCGTCATTTTTTCCGCCGCCTTGATTGCCTTGTGGTGTACCGGTTGGTGGCTTGCTGCCATTACCAAACCCACTGGCTTTTGCTTTTTCAATAGCGACTTTATTTGGATCAGTGAACGAAGCCTGTCTCTTTGGTGCATCGACATTCGCACGTACCCACTGTTCGAACTCATCGTCAGCTTGAATGGCTCCCTGCTTAACGAGATTCGAGATGGCCGATGCCCACATCTGCAAGTCTTTCGTCTCACCGATATTCTTGACTCTCAGTTCAGGGAACTTATCGTTCTTGAAGTTGTAGGAAATCATCTGTGGCACGAGATACATATTGAACGCATCACAGATAGTCTGTGCGATATATCTCATGCTCTTCAAGAACATGTCCATTGCTGTTGCGCCAGTTGCGCGACCGCCAGAAGTATCACCAAGGCCCATATTCAAGAACTGAACCATGATGTTCTTCATAATCATGCCGTCGTGATGTTGCGCGCTACCCATGACGTCAACAGGATGGACACCAAGCTCAATGAAACCGATCGTCATCATCGTGCTTCTTACGACAAAGGCCTTTTCGTTAGTACGGAGATTCGAGGCAATCTCATCAGCGATGTTTTTATCAACTGACGAATAACCGGGCTGGAGTACGACTTCCGGGATACCAATACCGTGACGTTCCTTTTGAATAGCATCAATCTTATAGAGATGATCTTTATAGTACCAGTGCTGATAGGCACTTCGTAGGATTGAATTGCCGGTAATATCTCCACCGTCTTGGTCGAATGTAAAGACAATTGCTTTTTCAATCGGGATGATAACGTCGTCAACATCGCCGTTGGCGCGCATTGCCCGGTGCTCGAACTCTTTTGGGCCTCCATTGTCATCGTAGTTTACCTTCCCGATTGTGCTAACAGGACGGACAGCAAGCTTTCTGAGCAATGTGTATTTGCGGCGATTTAGCTGCACACCCTCGATCTTATTGAGAGGAGTCCATTCACGCATCTCCCACACTGGCTCAAACAGTGACCAACCATTCTCATACATTCTAAGAATCTGTTCCATCGTCTTAAGGAACGGTGTGGTCATGCCTCTGAACAATGCGTAGTCACAGAAATCCTTATTGAGCTGCGCCTCTGGTGAGTCGTCACATGGCTCAAAGTAGTAATCGGCTCCTAGAACTGGAGCTTTGCCTGCTCTTAGTGAAATACGCACAGAAGCATCTGCTCGTGCCATCTTTGTGTAGGTTTGTGCTGCTTGAAATGGATTGCCGAGAATGGGGACAGGATCACGAATCTTCGTTACTGCCTGCGAACCAAGTTCACCAAGACTTGCAGCAGTTTGCGTTGGGCTAACATTGCCCTGCGCTTCGTAGGTTGTGCCGGTAACAGGCGCCCTAGGTGTTGATTTCTTTTTAAATGGAATGAGTCTAGGCATTACAACCGTCCTATGTTCGTGAACTTCGAAAGTGGCATCTTCTCGAGATCGCCGTCTACGTTTGCGATTGACCCTTCATATGAGAAGAAGGAAGCAGCCTCACTTCTTCTATACTGCGTCCCATAGAAATCAGCCAACGAGTCACCTGCTCCAAGCACGAAATACTCGTTGAAGAAATAACGTAGAGCGTCTGGTCCGTGATCGTCATAGTCGTGTTGACCTTCCGGTGAATTACGTCCTTCCTTACCTGTCTTACTTCTTAGATTGCGAATCTGTCTAATTAGCTCTGTGCAACGAGGATGGATGATTAGCCCAGGCGTACCATCATCTCGAACAGTAAAGGCACGTTTGACAGACTCGACGCCGAGACTCCATCCGACGGCGTGTGCGCTGATACCACCAATGATCCAACTAAGAGTTGCAATTTCATCTGCTCCACGCGGATCGGCAGCGATACCATCGATGTGATACCCGTCTGGATTAACTCTGTCCTTGAGAATGTGTCCATGTTCATAAGTCGATTTGTAGCTAACCATATATTCACGCCAGACCCACACTCTCTGCTGGGTGTCAATCATACAGTCAAGCGCGACGAACGGGTCAACGTAACCGAAGTCCATAGCCAACCAATTGCGTTGCTTTGGATCATAATCGAACTCCTGGACGTGAATATCCTCGTTGAACTCTGGATAAATCATCCCTTCAAACGCTGTGAACTCTGCCGCTATCTCCTGTTGAAAGAACATCGGTGAGACTGTTGCTTCGACAGCCACAATCTCCCCATCTTTACGTCCACCTGGGAATAGCACAGGATTCTCCCAAGAGGGATAACGATGCGAGAAGTATTCTGTGTGATCCTCGGATTGACCAAGATCAAAGAGTCCTTTGTACCAATTATATCCCTGTGGAGTTGAGGGGAAGTCTGCTGATCCGTGCTTGTCGGCGAGAGCGGGACGCAAATACATTTCCCATGTGCTGCGGTTGTGTTTAGCCGCCTCGCTCACAATAATGTGGTCCACGCCCTCGCCCACAAGCGAATCAGGTTTTGTTGCAGATTTAGCTTCACACAACGAGTTCAAAGCTGGGAAGAATATCTTCATTCTACCTTGGTCAACGTTAAAGGCGTATTTACAGGACGACAATAGCCCCAGCTTTTTGAAGTCGTTGTAGACAACACGAAACTCTTTTTCGGCAAGCGCATATGTTGGGCCTACAATCCAGTTAATAGAATCAGGAATGAACATTTTGAGCGTCATCTCGTGACCAGCCCACCAAGACTTTCCCCAACGACGACCACAGCACGTAACTCGGAAGCGTTCATCAGCCATATGTGCGTTTAATTGCCCCTCGCTGTGGGGGTTGTATTCTAGCTTTGACCATAAAGCCTCACGAGAGATGTTTGGTTCAGTTCTGGGCACAGTTAACCAACTACGAAATCAAAGGGACCGAGTTTAACTACTTCTGCCCCCATAGTCATTGTGAGGAACAAACGATAAATACCTTCATCCCATTCAGTTGTGTCAATGGGAGAAGTAATTGCTGTCATGCCTTCGTTAGTGCAAACACCGTTAGCGATTGGAGTTCCATCATCCACGTCTTTGAAATTATCCCATGCTTCCCACGCAAGAACGGCGGAGTCAAGAGTCGTTAGTTGTGCAAGCCTGTCTGTCACGCTAACGTACAGAACTTCCTTACTGCCCTTAGGAATTCTCATGCGTGAACCTCGCTCTTGAATCGGCGGTTGTTCAACTTCGCTGTGAATTGCTCTGATGCGAAATCATTATAACGCTTGATCGATGTTTGAGTGTCGAATTGAGTGTAACCAACTGAGCGCCAACGTCTAAACAGATTACCATGAAGGTCTGTAACTGCCTTGATCGGTACAAAGAGCGTTCCGCTGACAGTTGATGTAGCATAGATGGGTGATGGTACGATTGCAAGGGCCGCTGTTAGGTCGCCAGTAACAATGCTCGTTGCGTCGATATTACCAGCAATCCTGCGCTTAACAACGATTGAGCTTTGTCCTGATACAACT